GTTTTGAATTACTTAACCTTCAGACAGACCCGCTATATTTGAATATTGCGGTCATCGCGCCAAAAGCAACGAACAATCAGAGTAGTCCGAGTACAACGGACTTCTTCCGTGACACGTCTGCGAACAGAGCACGTGACTTTGATATTGCCCTGTCTGGTCTGGAGTTTCACTGCCTCCCAATTAACACAGATGATTATGTCGTTTTGAAACATAAACGTTTCCGATTGGGACCGGCGCCTGCTACAGGCGCGTCAACAATTACGCAAAATAATTCAAACAACTACAAGAACGTTGACTGGTATGTCCGTTTGAATCGGCAGGTTCGTTGGAACCAACCAGAAGACGACAAACCCACCGACGGTGACGTCTATGTCGTCCATTGGGCTGATAAAATGTTCGCTTCTGCGGCATCTGCTCAAGTCTCAAGTGCTTATGGGGTCACTAAACGTTTCGTCACGTACTTCCGTGAGCCCAAGAATTAAAAAACCATTTTCTAACCCAAACCCCTTGGGGTTAAGCCCTAACAACAAGCCTGGGGGGTTAAGCCCTAACAACAAGCCTGGGGGGTTAAGCCCTAACTTATAGTTCGTGCATTACATATCTATCTGCAGACATCTTCTCCATGTCTGGTTCTTCATTACTGAACACTATCACATGAGGAGTGTTCAATAGGATCTTCATACTGCTCTCGTACTTTGGAGACAAGACCATGCGATCCTTCAACATTTCCAATACACCGTAATTCAAGTATTCCATTTGGCCGCGGGGTACATTCACTAAGAAAACGCGGCTTCTGACATCCACCATGTGAGCTAAATCATCTCGTTTTCCTGGTCCGAGAAGCTGGACTCCATCGATTCTAGAAAATACATATCCGCAGAACCAAGACTTACCAGATCCTCCGACAGAGTCGACGAAGAACTCGATTCGTCTGTCGTCTGGGGGATCTCCCAATCGGTTGTACAGATCCGCTTGCCATGAGCGTAGCTCACCGTCCCGGAGTATCGGTTTTGGGACCAATTCGCTTGCAATCCGGCGACAGGAGGCGGGGTATCGTCCGAAGAGGGAGGGGAAGTGGTCGATGAAGTCTCTGTCAGACGGAGCGACATCAAGTTCGAGGCACCAATCACGGAATCGCTCCCAATCGGTGCGCTTCCCTTTGTTTGAAGATGGTGGTACACCGTGTTCTTCAAAATTTCCATCTTTGCGACAGTAGTCGGCAGCCTGAGACGGCGAGCCTCGTGCACGCTCGAGATGACACTGCGGCAGCAAGCTTCGCACAACGGAGAAGGACTTTCGTGCATCAAAGATTGCAAAGCATTGTAGATGCTTTTGTCCTGTGGTGGGAGCGACTTCTCGTCCAGCAATAACGTACGAGACGGTACCAGCTTCGTGAAGAGACCGCAACTGTAACAGTATTTGTTCATCTTCGTTGTCGTTGTACTGCACAGTAAAGCACCAGTATTTGGAACTCATACAAAAATTGTGTGCTGCATGAGGTGTGCTGGGTAATAATATACCAGCACACCATAAATTTGCCATGTCTGCACTTGTGCCATACGTTGGTGGTTTGGCATTGCGAGCAGGCCTTCGACCCGGCTTGAGATTGGCGCCTGCTGTACTTAAGGGAATGGCTAATGCATACCGTTACGGGAGAGCGGCGACCGTTATTGGTCGAGCCGCCCGGAGTTACTTAGGCAAAAGAAAGTTTAAAGGCGTTAGACGATCGTTCAAATCGAATAAAAACCAACGACTTTTTTCGCCAAGAAACGTCGGCGAGTCTAACGGATTTACGACATGCAAGTCTCACTCGATCAGTAACACCGATTTAACTGCCCGAGACACGCGTACCCTATATACATCCTCGCTGTGCGAAATTCCTAAGGGAACAGAAATTAACGAACGTATGCGCAAGCATGTGAACTTGCGCGGGTTCAAAGTCTGTTTTGAATTACTTAACCTTCAGACAGACCCGCTATATTTGAATATTGCGGTCATCGCGCCAAAAGCAACGAACAATCAGAGTAGTCCGAGTACAACGGACTTCTTCCGTGACACGTCTGC